TTATTTCTTACTCAATTCGGTAAGTCCGTCTTGAATCGTCTGTATGATATTGTCTATCGCAGAATTAATGACTCGCAGATAAATCCGATTACGAATCTTCACCCACACCGATTGAGTCGTTTCGATTTCTGCCTGCAACGGCGCTGTAATCGTCTTCAATTGTTCTGCAACGAGCGGCCGCAAATCATCGGCAGATAACGCCGCAAGCGTCGCCGTCGCTTGGTCTTTTGCCGCCTGTGCTGCTTCCTTGGCAAGAATGTTCAAGATTTGTTTTTTGTCCATAATTATCGCTCCTTATAATACATTATATATTCTGTAAATTCCCGTAAGCACGGTACCAATTGGCGTTTCCTCTTAACTGGTTACCGCCTGTACCGGGTTCTTCTCCGTTCCTCAGGACCCACAGGTCCCAACGTTCACACGTACTGTTCGGTCCGTAATCTTCATGTGTGTTCAAGCCGTCTTCATTATCGGCCGCTTCGGCGTGTGTCATGACCCGATTTAAATCGATAGTCAAATCAAGTGCATCGGCAAGTACGCAGATAACTTGTGACACTGCATTAATTTGTGCTTCTGTCGGCGGATACGGTCCTAAGTTATCGGGACCCGTTGCGTCGTAAGCACAACAAAGTGTAATAGCTATGCTACCTGTATTACGCCGATACGTTGCCGATTTGACCTCAGCTAAATCATTCGTTGATACAAATACCCTGCCGTCACCTGTGATATTTACGTGATACTCGTCGAACGTCTGATTATAACGAGCTGCCGTCCAATGAATATACAGCTTAACATCACGATCAAGACTTCTCGCTCCATTCCACAGGTCCCAATATGCCGCCTTTGCTAAGGACTTCAGTTCGTGTAGTGTAACTTCTCTCACTGTTCATCACTCCTTTCTGATTTATGTACAGCTGTCTTGGCACCGCCGATATAGCCCAGAAGGCCGCTAGCGATACTCATAGCCAACTCATTAAGACTAAATAAAATAGCCATCACAAGGGCTGCAACCAACCCCGTGATGACTACTAAGTCTGCCACATTTACCTTGTCGATATTCATAATTTCTTCTCTTTCTCGTGCATTTCGTTTCTTAAATCATTTACACGAGCTTCTAACACGTCAACACGTCCGACAAGCTGAAGATGCCGTTGTGCTTGTTGCATACGCTCCTGTCTTGATAACTTAATCTCTTCTTTCAGCTCTTTAAGCGTCTCGATAAGAGTGTCATACTTGTCAGAGAAGAATGTTCTGTCTTGAATCCGCTCAACATCAAGTTTCTGAAGGATCGGCAACAGAATTAACCGATAAGCAGCCGCACTTATAATGCTTATAATCGTAAGAGTCGTCAAAACGTCGGCGAGCTCAAAACTCCATGTCCACATCGGCAACCTCCTTTACAGTATGTCCTGCTTAGAATAGCTAACCCCTACGCCGTTATCCCACGTCGAGCCGTCACAGTCGATTTTCGCCCAACTGAACACGTCATCGGCGTACCCTTCTGCTCGGCCCTTTCGTCTGAATTCAAGGTTGAGTCTATCGGGCTGACTAGGCAACTGAATATGCCTGGGCATTTCTTTATCTCTCGGGAAATACACTTTTGTCGTTAACTTCGCAAGTAGCATCATGCCTGTAATTGTAATGTCATCGCCGCTCGAAAGTTCGTTAAGCTCAAGGCTGTCGAAGTGAAGCGAGTCAAGATTCGGATTGCTATATATCGTGTCGAACATGGCGTATGCCGGGAATTCAATAACAGCTTGGCCGTCTGCACGCTTATATATCTTCACGCCGTTCTCATTGAACAACTCTTCTTCGCTTCCCCCCGCCTGTACTGCCGGGATTGTAAGCGAAGCGGCTATGCCTTCGTTACTGTTCGGATACTCCATGGTGAGAATCTTTTCGTTGCCGTCGAACGGCTGCATGAGTGCAAAGTCGAGCCGTCCGCTGTCGGGTATCATCTGACGATTGCCGTTCGTGTCGACCACGTAAAAACCGGGCTGCCCATCCACATGTACAACCGTATCGCCGACTGCTACCGACGTACCGTCAACGAGCTTGAACTCGGCAAGATACGAGGTATAGCGACCGTCGGGAATGACTTCCCGTAACAACGCCCTGAGAACATCCTCGAGGCTATCGCTGTCGACCTTCATTGCTCTAGCCTTCATCATTTGATATACAGTCGGGAAGTTCATACTAACCGGCTCGGAGCTACTGCCGTTCTGTCCGTGAAGGCTCTCAAGCCATTCGTCAACCGTGCCGACAAAGCCCCGTTCGACCGCAACCTCGTAAGCACTCTTACCGTCTTTGCCGGGTAAGCCCGGGACTTGAACGGCAATGTTCAGCGGATTCGGTAACGTCAATTCTACTTTTTGTTTTTCTTCCATTTTTGTTTCCCCCTCTTCGGCGATGCGGATTAATGCATCGAAACATCTCTTATTATCGTCATTTTTCCCATGACGATTTTGTACGTCCATTCGGGCGTATAAATAAATACATCGTACTTTGCGTGCATGACTTTCGGATTCGACTGAAGGCTTACCGATGACGGGATCCGAACCTCGGCCGTATTCCCGTTCATTCGGCATTCGCCTTGCATAATTAGAACCCCGTTCATCGCTCGGACTTTCATTACAACACTGGCGGCTGAATAGTCGCCGTTCTCTGCCGGGATAACGTAATTCCTCGCCCAGTCCGACCCGATATGTAATTCGTCATCGAAATGTATCATCGCTATACCCTTTCGTATTTAATGCCGACAATGTCAACGATAGACGAGTTTTGGACGTTGATTGCAAACATTGTGTTGGTTGACGGAACCCCAGACGAACCCATGTCTGACGTTCGTACCTTTGAATTAATACGCCACAAACGATTATCTGCATCTATTAACACGACAGGACCGGGCGTATTCATTACATAATCCAGTGCATAAACCTTGTGTTCTACAATATATTTTTCGTGTCCTTCATCATACGAACCGATAACTAAAATAGTATCGAATGTTGTAAAATCTTCCGATAAGTAAATGTCACCACGATGGAAATCATAATTAACTGCATCACCGCTGTATGCCGTGATTCCCGTATTAGCGTTATTCACTGTACGCACGTCAACCCCATTATTAAGGCTTTTCATATGTTCCCAATCGATAATTGACTTTATAACTAACGGCATGTTGTGGCCGCCAACAATGTCAATAACATTTGATTTGAACGCCATAAAATCTGCCTTATCAGCCTTCTTGTCAAATTGCTTCTTGTGTGCGTCCGTGGCTTCGTCGTGCGTTTTTATTTCCTGCCGTACTTCGTCGGCTGATAATCCTTCGGTAACTGTGCCGTCGACGGTTACATTTTCGGCGTTGGAATACCCAAACGCCACTGTAAGCGTGTGACGTGTTTCGCCATTAGCCCCCATAACCGGTAATGTCGCCGGCGTGTCGTCTGTCATAGCTGAAAACAGTACCAACTGTGCATCGGCATTTCGTACATAAAAGCCAATTTCACGCAACGTAATCGCATCTTGAGTGCCTCGGTTCGATACTCTAAACCGTACCTTGCAATCGACTCCGTCTTGAATAACGCTGATAATATCGGCCTTTATCTTCTTATGGCCCAGGTCTGTTGCCTGTTCAATATCACTGACAGCCCCGTCGCCGAACCATATTTCCTCGATTTTCAGCTTCATTTTGTTGGCCAACAACTCGGCGTGAATTTTCTTTCCGGCATTGGTCAATTTAGCTTCGCTCCACATATTTTTCGCTCCTTCCTATCGCTTACACGGTTTCGAGTGCCAAGCGGCCGCCGTAATAAACCCGTTCCCGGATTTCGTTCATTCGGTTAATCGATATATCCTCGTTCACGCTTTCGGCCACAACCCGACCGCCGAAGTAAATTGTTTCCGTACTCGACTGTTCGCTTTGTGACTTCATGATTAAATTCTTCGGGATAATCGGCTCGGCCCAGTCGTATATTTCTTGTACTCGATTGACCACATTTTTTGACAACGTAAACCATATTTCATACTTATCGCCGTTAATTTCGGGTAATACATTACCTTTCCCGAAGGCCACATCGAGCAATTCCTGCAACTTACGGAGCGTATACGGTCTACTGCCTCCGAGTAACGTCATGATGCGGTCACGACGTACCTCGACCGTGTCATTGACTCCGGGTAGAACGTCGAAAATCGCTTCCCACTGCTCTAATCCGTACCCTGTTGCGGTGCTTATGTACTGGTTGATGAGAATATCGCACATCGCATCCCATAATGCCCGAAACTCGGGATTTTCGGCCTTCATAATCTCTTGAATGTCGAGGCTGTCACGGCTCACCGGCGTAAGGTATCGGGATATATCGATGTCTCTTTCCAGATTCACGCTATCCACCTGCCTTTTCGAGGGTAAGCGTTCCAAGCGTCGGCACTTCTTCAGCATCCATGCCCGTGTTCTCTTCAATGCCTCGAATCCTCACGGCCGTCACATCGACGACACCGGGGATGTTTAGCAAGGCCATCATGATATAAGCCGGCCGAATCGTAATACCCTCCGTGTCGGACTGCTTGCCCCAGCCCTTGCGTTCCTTCAAGAAGTATTCGTTTATAGCCTTCTCGGCCACGGGCTTTAAGTCTTCAAGGCTTACGCCCTTGTCCAAGATTACGGACGCTGTGACGGGTATAGGCGTCGCCTTTACCCCTTTCACCGTTACCGTATGGCCAATCGGTGCAAGTCCGTATCCCTTACCCTGCGGCGACGGATCTATTGTTTCTTGAATCTCTTTAATGAGTTCTTCGTCGGGGGCGTCGAATTCCGTATTGATAACCGTAAGCTTAACCGTACCGCCGCCGTTCCAACAGCGGAACACCTTCACGCCGCCCACGCCTGCAATAGCAAGAGTTTTCTCTTTATAATCGGCTCCGTTGCCGCCGTAAGCCTTAGACTTCAGGGCCTCGAAATACCGTTCTCGGAACGTTTCCGTGTCCTCTTCGTCTTCCCCCGGCGTGATAATCTTCGTAATTTTAGCCGACGTAAGGCCGTTAATCGGGATAATCGGTGTTATATCCCCGACTGTCGTATTTCCGCCTCGGCCAAGCTGTTCGCACCTCATCTTGTACGTATGGGCGATATCATCGATAACCTCCGTCACAATGAAGTTGTAATTGCCCGAATTAAACCGGGTATATAGCGGCACCGGAATATCGAATTGGCCAAGCACCTCGGCCGGTGTTGCGGCTTCAGGATAAATGTTAAACTCTGCCGCACGAAGGGTGAGAAACTCCCTATCGGCCGTTGTGGCAAACGTCTGCCGCAAAATAACCCGTGCCATAATATAGGCCTCAGCAAGTTCCAACGCGGCAGGTGCGGTAGCGTCATAAATAATTGACCCTTCCCTTTTATCGAGCGTCGATTTAATTTTGGACAGCATTCTTTTTTCAATTCTGTCAAACGTCATGTTTTCGTACACTACACGCTCACCCCCTTTACGATGTTCTCAAGCGTTCCGTATACGGTTTCCACATTAAACGAGGCGAATACGTCCCCGTCGTCATGACTAAACTCGAAATTCGTAACCGATAATATACGGTCGTCGGCTTCAAGGGCTTCCGTAATGCGCCGTTGTAATTCGGCATATACGTACGGTATCGGCTGCCCGAACAGGTCTTCAAGCTCAATGCCATAATTCCACGAGTAAATCGGGTAACGGTACCGCTCCGTACTCAGTATCTTATATACGGCCAGCTTTACAGCTTCGAGGCCATCGGTAAAGCCTCGTATTTGGCTATCCGTCTCAAACTCAAGGTTATACGTATAAGACGGTTGACGTTCTTGTATGACTTCCGGCACTTCTTGCGTTGCCGAAGTCGGTAATTAATCCAAAACACGGGTGCTAACGCTTCCAGGGCCTCGGCTATTCCTTCTACGGCTTGCCGAACAGCATCACTATTCGCTAATTGTGAAATGCCCTCAAATACAGGCGTGAACGCTTTTAACGCCCTGTTCTGTATCATTGTGAAATGGTCGCCCCAACGCTTCGGCATCGTTTCAAACTGTGCGTTGATTTCCTCCATATTCTCGCCGATAGCCTTCTTGATAACCTCGGCGGTAACTTTACCCTCGGCGGCTAATTGTTTAAGTTCTCCACGGCTTACGCCCATAGTTTTGGCAATTATGTTCTCGATAAGCGGTGCGTTTTCGGCAATGCTTCGGAATTCATCACCTTGCAACTGCCCTGATGCCATGCCTTGTGTTAACTGTAACATGGCGTTCTTTTGGGCTTCCTTACTACTACCGCCAATGACAAACAGCTTTTGAACGCCTTCCATAAAGTCGACCGCTTCCCTCGGGTCGGGAAAAGCATCATGGGCCGACATGGCTAATTGTGATACGGCGTTGGCCATGTCCAAATAACCGCCCCTAGCTTTTTGTGCCGACTGATAAATGCGTTCATTCAGAATGATAGCGTTCTGTTGACTGCCCGTAACCAAATTCATACGAGCTTGTATCCCGGCGTATTCTTCGGCCGTTCCCATGAGCGACGAGATGCCGTTCTGTATGGTGGATAATGCAGTCGTTACCGCACTGGCCGCTAAACTACCGACCATCATCTGAAACGCTCCGTTCATGCGTTCTCCGAGTGATGTAGCACTCGTGCCAACGCCACGCATGCGGTTGCGTAATTGAGTCATTCTATCGGACACCCGTCGGGTAGCCTGTGCGGCCTTATCCATGGCCTCGGGAATGTCCGTTTTAAGGCTTATAAAATTGCTTATGGTTGCCATTGACTACCCTTCTTTCGCTCTATCAATTGCGGCCTTCTCGTCTTTTGCGTGGTGCTTAATAAAGGCAATAACAGTCGCTTTTTCGTTCTCACTCATATCGACGAACTCTAGCGGCTTTACGCCGTATTTCACAAATGCTATGTACGCAAATACGGTCTCCGCATCGTTCGCCTCAATTAGTTTTTTACTTCTTTAACCTTATCATCCATGCCGACTTTAAAGCCCTGTGCCTCAGATACGGCATTTGCAAGGTCTGCATACTCGCCCGGCTTTAACATCACTTTTAACAACTGGTCGGCGTCATTTACACCCCACGAGTTTTGAAGTTCAATATCGTCGAGCTCAGGATAGATAATTGTCGACGTTAAAAGCTCCGAATTAAAGCCTTCTGCGTCGTACTTCTCTTTATATTCACGGGTCCCCGGCACGAGTACCTTTTTGGTATGTCGGTCACGCATCTTTTCCAGCTCTTGAGCCGTCAGGACTTGGATTTTCCACTCTACAGGCTTACCGTTCTCCGTAATGCGATCAGATGCGACATATCCGACTTCACTTTCGATTTTTACGTTTTCCTTCAGGAATGCACTTAAATTAGTTGCCATTTGTCATGTTCCTTTCTATACAACAAAAAAGGGATGAGGCTTACGCCTGCATCCCGTCAAGTTCATTGAATTTCGTTGCAAACTTCACGTCTTCAAACGTAAAGTTAATTTCATCCTCGAGCCACTCACCATCAGCGTTGAAGTTGGCCACGGTGCCTTCGTCGATGTTGCAGCCCTTCAAGATGACCGTACGAACACCTGCGGCACTCGTCGGGTCTTCATTCGTGACCTGCAGGTCGAAGTACGTATCCGTGCCGGACTTCATCATACGCTCAATCATTTCGTCGAAGATAGACGTATTTTTGTAAATGGTAAGCTTGCCGCTACCTTCCATCGATGTAGATTTGTTGCCCTTCATCATCCGGCCAAGGATTGCCACTTGCTTTTTGTTCTTCTTTACGGTCGCTTTTAAATCCTTCGCCTGAAACAGCAATTTACGGGTGCCGTTTGCGATTATATAACAGCTCGCAAGCTTCGCACTGACGACATCTGCGGCGTCCATTGTTCTAATTGCATCCATGCTCATTTACCCCCTTTCACTACGCTACGACAACGGTCATGTACAGCTTTTCCATCGATACGGTCGGCTGTAACTGAACGTCGACGAGTACATCCTCTTTATTATCGCCTTGCAACGGAATAGGAATGTCCTTATCGTCGAAGTTCTGAATCGCCCGCACACGCTGATATTCCTCTGCAAGGTACACTAAATCAGCCCACAACGCTTTGCGGCCGTCTGCATCGTTTTGCACCTTGTCGAGATACGTTTTATTGAACAGCCGTGCGGCATCGATAGCCCAGTTATCGAGCACGCGGATGACCTGGTTAAGCGAAAAATCACGGCTTTTATCCTTCGTGAATTCCGTGAAGGTGTTGATGTCTTTCAGTACCCGAGCTTCGCCCGTAACGTTACCGCCTACGGAATCGGCTACGGAGTGGAACATAAACATGCCGTTTTTAATGGCCTGTTCAAGTTCGAACTGTTTGTATTTCGTGTTAACCAAATACTCGCCCGTGTATTTGCGATTGCCGACGGTCTCGTTAATAACGCAAGACGCCTCTTGACCCGTTACCCAGTATACGAGACTTCCCTTTTCCGCACCGCTATCCGTAACGTCGTTAAGTACCGAAATAACGCCTTCGTCATTTACGCCCGTCTTACCGTGAATAACGAGTTGGAATTTTGCCCCCGACTGCGTGCGGCATCGATGTGTAAAGTTAATGAGAAGGCTCTTAATAGCGTCGTCGCTTCCGGCATAGCCGAGCACATTAAAATAATACGGCTCAAGAAGTTCAAGGCCGTCCTGATAGTTTTTCGTCGTTACGTTGCCGCCATTTGTACCGCCTGTAAGAGCTTTATACGCCGTCGCCTCAAGCGTCGCCGACTTCTCGAATTTTACGTACTCGTTGTCTTCAAGGTCTGCCGCCGTCTTTACGCCCGATTGCTTGGCCACGGCCTGCCGGTTGTTATCCGTCGTCATGTACGTTGTAACGATATACGCACCGGAAGCATCGGGATCACTTTGAACGGAAATTCCCAAAGCATTGCCCCGAATGCCTGCGTATTTGGCCTTCGCAAGCGGGCAAGACGCTACCGCCCCGTCGCTATTAAGACGGTAAAAATACCCCGTTTTGAGGCCTGTGAAAAGGTCTCTAAGGCCTTTCATTTTCGGATGCGTGTAGTCATATCCGAAATACTGCATGCAATTCTTCTGAAACTCGTCTACATCCACACGGAATACTTCGCCGCTTTTGCCGTAGTCAAGTTCAAGCATCATTGCCCCGTATCCTCTATCTGAGACTTCTGCCGACGCCCGTATCTTCGATACAAAGTTAATGTACGTCCCCGGCAATGTCTTATTGTGGAACAAAAACGTTCCGCCACCTAATGCCATTTGCTTACCCCTTTCTATTCATTAATCGCTTGTTTTACAACGTGATTCAATGCGTTTTTCAATGCCTTCTCGACCTCATCGGCCGTATATACCGCATCGTCTTCCAAAAGGCCGCCTAATAAGTCGCAATACCGGCCGAATCGGTCAGATGCCAATATGGACGCCTTGGTGAATCGTTCCGGGTGTACCTCTTCGGCTACCGGCTCGACCTCTTCTAACGCCTCGACCTCTTCTAACGCCTCGGTCTGTTCTTTTTTAGTTGCCATTTTTTACCTCCTCGTGTAACGTCGCCGTATGCATCGGATCCATACGGGCCCCCTGCTTACGCCGTATGTCTTCAACACTCAGCAGAAAATGCATAACGCCGTCCGTCACCTTGTATTTACGTTTTGTCGTCCGTATTAACCGCCCGTTTACCGTAATATATTCCAGTACACCGTATAAGCGTTCTCCCATATCGTGAAGTTCGCCCCGTACGTCGTCGGGTAGGTCGTCTTCATTCAGAAAATAAAGCACTTCAAAATCAAGATTGCGGCTATACAAACTCGATACGTGAAGGTCTTCCGACGACTCTACAAGTGATATAAAAAAGCACGGGAACTGCATCGTATTTTCTTTGAATTCAAGGTATACGGGTATGCCCGTGGCCTTATATACGGCCGCCGAAACCCCCGTTAATACGTCACTTGTCGAATTCACGTAAATACCTCCTCATTGCGCTGTTTAATAACCTGTCGCCATTTCGCTCCACAAAGCTTTCGGCCTTTTCGTGCATATGTAGGCCTTTTACCCACGGCTTTTTGAGCCTGGCACCGTGAACGACACCGTTAATCGGCTCGCCCAGCATGGGAACATACCGCCCGACCTCCTGCCGATGCCCGTCATTTAAAAATGACGCATATGTCGACAGGTTGTATACCCTCACGACGGCCGTTTTGCCGATAACTTTAGCCGTACCGGCTCGCCATGAGTTGCGGGTTTGCTGCGTGTTAATACGGTAGCGTATGTACTTGGCCTTGCCGTTTTTCCCTTTACCGGCGAAGACCTTAATCGACCCTCGTTTACCGACAGGCGTATTTCTCTTGGCCTCACGTATATAAGCCGCCGCAAACTGATTGGCACCGGCTTGCAGCACGCCCCGTATCCTAGCGTCGTTTTGTAATTTACTGAGCTTATCGGAAAACCGCTCAAACTCGCCTATGCTGAACTCTACTTTAGCCATATTAATGCCGCTCCAGTCGTTCAAGCTGTATTTCTTGGTGTGTATCGTATACGGCCGCAACGGATGCGGCCTTATAATGCGATACCCTGCCGCCTTGCGTTACGGTAATCCTAGCCCCTTGCGGTATATTCACCTCAGGGCATATAAAAAGCACGATGAACTGGGCAAAGTTTGCAACCCCTTCACCCGTTCCTGTCGTGCTTGTTTTGTACGATACTCGGCAAGGATACATGCCGACGCTCTGCCGCTTGGTTGTTATGATGCCCGTCTCAGGGTCTTTTACGTCAGCATCAACGATGACCTCGGCCGTCATGCTGTATAGCCGTTCCAGCTGTTGCCGTGCCTTGTTTACCATCTCAGACGTCGGAAACATGCTAAATCCTCCCTGCCAAACGCTTGTAATGCCGTGGCCAACTGCTGCAATCGGTCTTCATCAGATAAGCCGCTGAACTCAACTTGCGTATCGCCCATTTTGAGCGTTTTGGCCATCTGTAAGCCTTCGCCGATAATTACCTTACCGTGCATACGGAGCAGGGCTCCCAAAACTCTATGCGCAACTACATAATCGAGTTCGGGCGGTAACTGCTCATGATTAATATCGTTGAGTATGCTCCGTTCCTCAGCCCCTGCAATATAATCAATCGTATCGGCATAAGCCACGGCATCCGTCCAACCTGTAAGCTCTTCGGCAAGCGTAATGACCCGTTCGGTGTACTTATTCATCCGCTTCGTCCTTCTTTTTGGTCTTACCCGTCTTCTTGCTTGCGGCTTCGACCGTCGGCTCTTCGGCAACAGCTTCAACCTTTTCAGACGTATCCTCTACCGTTTCCACGGCTTCGACCGTCGGCTCTTCTTGTGCGGCCTTGTGCCGCCTTAAAAGCATACCCACGATACCACTCCTTTACGCCTTGAACGTCATTTTTAACACTTTACCCGGATTCGACAGGCTGACCGCATAGTGCTCAGATGCAGAAATGACCGTCGTCTTGGCCAAGATGTCACGGTCTTTTTCGACGTCTGCCGCCTTCTTGAGATAAATCGTTACTGCCGGAAGCACGGGCTGTCCGTCCGTTTCTGTTGCGGACATTTGTACTAAGAAGTTCGTAAATTTACCTCCGGCCTTCGGGACCCGACGAGATACGATGACTTCACAACCGCAGATAGTGCCGATTGCACCTGTCATCATCAGATCTCCACCGTATTTGTTCTTGTCGATGAAGTCCGCAGATTTACGAATTGTCGTAAGCTGTTCGGGATGAATGAACAGCACCTTGGATACGTCGCCTTCTTCGACAAACTTATCAACACCCGTAACGATACCCTCATACGAAATGAGATTTGCATCATCCACCGTAAGCGTTGCCGTCCCCAATGCCGTAACGACATCTTCATCGATTTTGCTTGCAATGGACAGCAATAACTGACGTTGAAGTTCCCCCACAGGGTCACCGTATCCGGATAATACGGCTTCATCCGAGATTTCGGCCGCTTTACCGACCTTCTTTACAGTCGCTTCGGCCGTGGTCGTTTCGAGCTTGGAAATATCAATGGAATCGCCTTCGGCCACGTCTTTCGCATCACCGATGTACTTATATGCCGGAATCGTGATTGTATTGCCCGGCTGTCCTTCGAGCGTCGGATCCACTTTGCAAATCTGCGTGAATTTAATCGCCTTCGGCAAGGCTGCTCCAATCATATCCGCCATAACTTGCGGATTTACTAAGTTTGCTAATTTTGTTGCGTTTGCATTTGCAGGCATGTTGTTATTCTCCTTCCGTTGTTAACCGGTCGTACGCCTCTTTATCGTCGTTATATAACTGGACTCGCTCGCTGTACGACATCTTATTGAACTGTTCTTTCGTTACGCCGCTTTTAGGCGTATTACCGCCCGGGTCGCCCGGCGTTGCGCCCTTTACGTTCGGCTTACCGTCTCCGAAGAGATACCCGGCCTCCGTTACGAGCTTCTCAATTTGCTTATCGAGTCCCTTGATTTTCCCGTCTTCGACCTCGGCACCATTAAGGTCGAGTAAAGCACGCACGGCCTTTACGCTCTTGGCCTTTGCCGTTAATAAAGCACGGTCGACAATCCCGTCGATTTCCATGTTTTTTACTTTCTGTGCATACTCCTTTTCGCGGGCTTCGCTTTGCTTTTTGAGGTCTTCAATTTGCTTGCTTAAATCCTCGTTGCCTTTGGCTTTCTCTTTCAAGCCGTCCAGTTCCGTTTTGATTTGTGCCAATTCCGTTTTGGCTGCCTTCTTCTCTTCGTTCGTTGCGTTGAATTGTGCTTTCGATACGTAATTCTTTCCGTAATCCTCCACAATCTTATCCGCAGCTTCGTCCGTTACGCCTAACGCCTTTAACTCTTCTTTCGTCATTCTTATGACTCCTTCCTGTTACGCTTTATTTTCGAGTGCTACACCACTCGTTACGGTCTTGTTCTTTTTCGCCTGCAATACCAAAAAGGCATGAAAAAAGCACCCACCTTTGTGAGTGCTGAAATAAATATTGAATTAAAACTCGTTTATTAACTTTCGGGCTTCCTCGGTTGTGCATTGCACCTCGAATTTACATTCACCCTTCATTTCGGGATCCCATTCCGACATCAACAGGCAGCGATTAAAAAACAGCTCTTCGATAAACCCGTCTTGCCGCAAGGCCTCGCCCTTAAACTGCACCAACGATACCCGTTCATCAATATTGCTTGCCAGATTATCGAACGTGACCAACACAGTCAAATACCGTCTGTCTACCCTTGTGCCGCCAATCATCGGCAATTTGGATACACTCTTGCACACTTCGATACGAGCCTTGCAATCGGCCAGCTTGTACCGTGACTCGCCGCGCACGGCATATAAAGTGCCATTATCGATGAATATACTTTTGGTCGTTTTTTCCATTGTATTCACCTCCCCGTGTACTAAAAAAGCACCTATTTAAATAGGTGCTTTAGGCTTTGCGAATCTCATTAATATACTTTTCAAACGTCTTGCTTCGTTCTTCCCATTCACGGTACTCTTTCGTATTACCATAGGGACAAGGCATTTCTCCAGGCCAAACCCCTACTTTTACTTGTTTTTTATTTTCTTGGTTTTGTTCTTTCATATTCCCACCCGTATTTTTCAGCCATCCTTATAGTGATTTTATGACTAATAGCTTGCCATATCGCTTGCTCGCTAAACCCTGCCGCAGTCATCCGTTCGTAGAACCCTTTATACTCCCATTTTACTTGTTCGTATATAGCCTTAATTTCGGCTGGGTAGGGGCGGTCTCCAGTACCTATGGATACCTTGTATTTAATTCCATTATGCCCAATCACAAGCATCTTGTCAATACTCTCGAAGTCACACATAACGATTAAGTCATCGGGCGAAAAAGACGAGCTGCGTGGATGATTATGAACGCAATCCACTGATTTTGCGGGGAGCTTCTCTAAAAATCGCACCAATTCAGGAGGAAACACAACCGAACTACTATCTCCGCTTAAATCAGGATACGCTACGTCTCCTTTTTTATCTCTCCAAAATAACCCCTCGGTTCCGGTTCTCTTACCATGAGCCAAGGCCTTTTGGTATGCGTTTTCAATCCCCGCCTCATAACTTCCCATTTGCTTTACCTGCGCCTGTGAGGTTTTACCCTCGTCGGTCGGCGTGATTTTTCTCCCATCGTCTATGCGACCTTCGCTTATATACCGCTTTTCCCACTCACCATAATCTAGTTCACCCTCAACGAATACCGTTTTACCCGTCTTCGGATCCCTTGCGGCCCTTGTTCCGCTTCCGGCAATATCGGCAAGGTCGTCGCCTAAATACGGAACCGTCGTGCTTCGACAATGACAGTGAAATGGCGGTATCGTAACCCCGGGTTTTGCGTCCTTACGTTGTACGACCTTACCGTCCATACGACGACAGATAGGGCTTGTCTTGCTATCGAGTGTGGCCAATATCTCCACAGCGTCAACGTCAAGTTCGGCCATGCAGTCCATAAACGCTTGCGAATGTACCCGTGCGAGCTCCGTTTCGACCAGTCTATTGGCGTTGCTATACGACGTATTCATATTTTTTACAATGGCCTTCGATATGTCGGCCGTGCCTTGGCCTATTATCATCGCCTGTGTAAATTCGCTTTGCATTGTCTTAGCCAACTTCTTACGGTTGTCCCATATGCGTTCGGAGAAGTCTTTGCCATCAGGTGCCCACGGAGAATGAATAATGCGTTGTACCGTATTCGGGTCAACTTGTCCGTAAGAACTGTATTCGCCCTTCATTGTCTGCGTAAGATGTGCAGTACGATAATTCGAGCTTTCGTATACCTTATTCAGTAGATCCGATATATCGGTGTCTTGAGTCTTTGCCCACCGTTCAAGCTCGTGAACTGTGTTGATATATAACTCCTGCTCACGGTCGAGCCGCTTGCGTATAGACGCCTGTTTTAGCATTTTCTGATGCTCTTCCGATAACCCCTCTTGCTCGGCCTGTCGGCGATATTCTTCAAGCGTCATCTTGAAGGCCTTTAACTCCCTCGCATTTAACTCTTTACGAGCATCGGCAAGGCTTATACCGTTCTCATCGGCATACCGCTGATACCAGTCGTTTACGTTCTTCTCCATACGCCTGATGATTACATCGGCCTGTTCACGTAGATTTTTACTTGTCATCTTACCAAGCCCAAAGGCTCGTTCGGATTCGTCTTCGTACCGCTTCGCCCAGTAATTACTCGGCATGGTCATCACCTATATAATCGGGTTCGTTTGTCGCCTTTTCGGCCTCTAACTGCTTCATTTCTTCGGCTACATCTTTAACCCACGGGTGATTAGTGAGAATGGTTTCATTGCTGATAACGCCTACGGAGTTGCGGCAATTCGTAATAATATCACCCTCGTTCATCGGCAAATCACGATTAAACGTAAAATCGACATCCTCAACAGCCTTTTTGCCGCTTAAGCCCCTATAGGTATTGATAAACCACAACATCCGGTCGAGTCCTTCACGAATGCCCATTTCCATTTCGTTTGCGTCGAGGTCAATGTCTGAGTACATCGACGTTATGTTCATCTGATTCGGGTTATTACTCATGCGATCATCTCTGCTATCGAACCCTCGGCCATTCTCGATGATTGCCTTCTTGAGCAACTTAATAATGACCTCATAATTGCTTGCGTTCACCTCAATATGAAGAGCTTCCACGCCACCTTCTACCCCGTCGACTGTCCGGACCTTGATTGCTCCGTACTGTGCTAGGTTGGCCCTGAAATTATCCAACTCCGTGCCGTCGTAGTTTTTGATAACAAGAATTGTGCTGCGGATATCTTCCTGCATATTGTCGGCGTAATTCGACAGCATCGTATTTAGCGCGTCCTGCAAGCTCTTCACCTTGGCGATTAACGGCAGCTCTTCTTCATTCATGCGAAAGGCGATAAGCGGTACGTTATTCCAGTTGTACGGCTTGTCATCAATGGCAAAATTCGCCGTGCTTTCGCGATCTCGGTCATCGGCAAGACTGCCATTTTCATACACGTAATACTGAACGCCCGTACGGTCGTAAAATTCAACCTTGGTCATTCTGCGGTCCATAATTCCCTCATACACGTCAATCTCGTATACATAAACAAAGGCATCAAGGCGTTCTCGTTCTTCATCGCTCCAGAACGGTAACACCTGCTCAGGCTTCATACGCTTAAACTGCAATGCCCCTAATTCGTCGATATACGGATGCAGATACCCAACGCCACCGGTCAACATGTCTTTCCCTACACTCTTGAGCTTACGCCGTACACTCGGTGTAAAGACGTCTTTTATGTCCTCGTCGTCTGTTTCTACGACGAACGGTTTTGCCAGTAAGTAATTCACTTTCTGATCAACAAGGTCGTCGAAACGATTGTCCACAATCTTATTGTTAGGCAAATTGGCCAGCACCACTGTTTTGCCGCCTGTGTCAGTTACGGCTCGAGTTTTACGTAATATATCTTGCTCGCCTTGGTAATATTGGCGGCCTGTTATCATAGCCTTGCGTTCCTTGCTGCTTATCCACTTTTGTAACTCACGACTCAAAAACTGTCGCTTACTCATCGGTGCGTTATCACGCAACGCTCGATTTATTATGTCAGTCCAAAACATTCTATACCCCCAAATCAAACGAGAACCGTTCTACTCCAATATCTTCACAGGCATACCGCATAGCATCCATTAAGTGATTGTTATTGTCTTCCGGCTTCCCCGTATATCTGTCAAAACGGTCTTTAGCCCATTGATACACACTTATTTCTTGTAAGAAGTTCACACACCTGGGGTGAATTATTAGCTCGTAATTTTGTATTTTTTGGATCCCGTTTAATACACTGTCCTTACCCTTTCGGGATTTTACAATTCGGGATATCCCTGCCTGGTACAATTCTTCAATACTCTTAGGCTCGGCTGCGTCGGCCCGTATTCGCTCTTTAGCATAGCCCATACTTTCGATGCGCTTAGCTAATTGCTGATTGGTTAGCCCTGTTTGATACAACTCATCGAACACATATATTTTTTTATTCTTCTGATTCACCACTGAACAGAATAATGCAGCAGGATCCGTTGTATACCCGAAGTCCAAACCGAAGGCAGCCTCCACTCCTTCTTGATTCCTGATTTCAGCACAGTCAAACACTTGTTCCTTCCAGTTTTCATATACAAGCCCATCAACAACACCCCAATCCCCTTCTCCGGCAACGGCATAGCGCCTTGGGTTCTTCTTCATTTCTTCAAACAGGAGTAAATCCGATTGGCTTAGGAACTCGTTGCATCGATAATTCGTTGTCATTGCCAGTACGTTCGGATTAGGCGTATCGAAGAACCGTTTCTTCAACCAGTGCCTATCAGACCATGGATTAAAAGTTAAAACGACCTGATGATACATCCCTTCTGGCAATTGCCCGCGAATGCTTTCATCAAGTCGGTTAAAGTCATCCTCTTTTGTTATCTCATACGCTTCCTCAATCCAGAGTCTACACAAGCAACCTGAATCGACGGTGATGGACGTAACTTTTAATGGATCGTCAAGGCCTCTGAACAGGATTTTCTGTCCCGTAGGAATATAAGTAATCTCTAACGGCGATACGCTGCACCTAAAATACTTTTCAACGTGCAGCCTTCGCATGGCCCATTTAAGCTGTGCAAAACAGCTATCCCGAAGCGTTCGCTCCGTCTTGCGCACTACGAGCCAATTAATAACTGGATTGCTCACAATCTCATATATAACTCGTAATGACTGCGTGGATGATTTCTTACTGGCACGACTGCCCTTGACTACTTTATAGCGGCCTTTAAACCTCCAAAACTCTCCATAGCCTTTTCCCACTATATCGGCAATATTCACGACGTCGTAATTAGTCTGCAATGTCATCACCACCGACAATCATAATCGGATTGACTTCAATCGCCGTATCGGCACTAAACAAATTGTTTCGTTTACCGATAAGCTCTAATGCCTTTAGTTGGGCTCTGGCGTCAACATGCTTTTGAATAATTCGTGCACGGCTACATCCTTCTCCCATACCCTCAACCACAACGACCTCTTCTTTAACCTCACCCCGAGCCAATGCCGCCAGTCGACCCTCGACTTCTGCGATGCTCATGATTCGGTCTCTAAAGAACTCGTCTTGTAGTTCTTTAACACGGTTTTTAATTTCAACTTTTTTCAACAGTCGTGAACCTATCGAATAAGCAGTTAACTCACTATATCCGGCTCGGATAGCGGCCTGAGTCGCATTTAAATCCACCAGATACTCGATGCAGAATTTTTCTTGTCTCTTATTCAACATGTAACCGCTATCGTCACCTCCTTTGTGTGCCGTATTTGGAACGATTCATAACATGCTTGGCTGCAACGAAACATTTACACGTACCGGTTCCGCCAATATGTATTACGTTAGCAGAGCAAACACCTTTATGATTGTTTAAGCAGGATCTGCGGCAGCATTGTACTTTCGTTTGATTTGCCATGACTCTCCTTGATACGACGCACATAAAAAGGACGTCCCATTAGGACGTCCTTAGAAATCAAATAATTATTTGTGAAGAAAATTTACAACCCATAACCCCGATGCACAAAACCACATTCCGACAAGCATTGCAGCATAGGCCAATATACACGTTATTATCGCAGTCAATCTTAAAACATCGCCTGCGGAAAACCTCTTTTGCTCGTTTCCACCCTGGAATGCGATTTTTCCAAACTCATCCGTGTAGAACCCTTGAGCCAAATAAGATATTGCATAACTCAAACTAGCAAAAAAGGCCCCCACCCCAAAAGCAACCAATGCGTTCCATAACGACTGATAAACAACGATTGAAAAATCATTTTCCAGTAAATAGCCAAGATTATTGCCAAGAAATGCGACAAACATCATCACGGATCCACCATTGATAAATAAAACGCTTTTTATTGCAGACTGAGCAAATCCAATCATTGCCTTTAAATGTTCCGCAGCCAAATGAGCATTGCCATTAAGTTCCGCTGCTCTTATTGCTGTTTCATCTTTGTGAACAATCTCCGACATAGCAATCATGTTCTCTACTTCGTCAATTCCCAGAAATTTTCTTCCTCGTTGTTTTTGTTGCTCCACCATTACCGAAAGATATTCATGTCCCACGTTCATCACCTCGAATATATAGTATCATAAATTCAAGATAATAGCTCCCTTACAACGCAAAAGCGACGCCCGTAGGCGCCGCCAGCCTGAAAATAAAACTACTTAGAATGATTGTGCGTACGGGATTTCCGTACTTTTTACTTCTACATCATATCATGTCAAGAGGGTAACATTTAATCAACCCCCTCGAAAATTTTTTGAAAGTTTTTCAAGGCTCTATAAAACAACTGCCATGTACCTTGCCATGTAATCTCCATTTTTACAGCGATGACTTCCCATTTCTCATTTTGTAAAAATCTACGGGTCAATACCTCCTGTTGTTTCGCACTTTCAAGCTTTGCTATAAAGGTCTTTGCTTGTTCACGCATTTCTATCAGCTCATCCCACTCACGATTAGTATCCCGAATAAGTTCGTCCAGGCGGGCAATCTTGTCGGACACGTCAATGGGGCTACCGCCGGTGATTTTATCTTTAGCGTAATCCAAGGCTTGAAGGCTACATATGTCATGCTGAAGCTGAGCGATCCGTTCTTCTTTCATCCGCAGCCTAACTTCAAGACTGCGGACGTATTCAAGATATTCTTTTGCATTCATGCCGTACCTCCTACTCTTCGAGATAACTATACGCTCTGTCGAGGTCTCGAAAGGCCGCATCAATTGCACTAAGCGCCATGTCTTTGCAGTCCATATCCATTTCGCTATCTCTGTACACGGCCTCACGGACTTTTGCTAAATCCGCAGATATATTAGCCAATAGCACGGCAGCGTCTTCCGGGTCAACTTGTCCGTTAATAGGGTTTCTTGCGATATTAGTCATTATGATTCTCCTTTCAGTGTCGTTTGTTGCCATTCTTTTTGCGGTAAGATATTGCCGCAGTCAACCAAGGCTTTCATTTTCTTTAGCAACTTAACCAGAGATTCTCCATAATCGACCAGCGGCTCCTTGATTTGGTTATATTCTTCCTGGTTTTTAAATCCGTCCTTACCAATGACAGGCCGAATGACATACCCGAATCGATCATCGGGGATAAGCACGCAGCCACGACCTCGAAGGAAACAAAGCACATCGGCAAGTTCGGAGTTAATGAAGGCTGCATGTAGAAATAGCCATACCCATAAATTACTATCTTCAGGATGCTTCTTTTCGTAATCATCATGGTATTCTTCAATCGGCCAGTTTTTAGGATTACGGGCTTCTTCTACTTTACGGACAAGGCGTTCGACGAGGTTCTTAATTTCAGGATCCCGCCGAAGTAAATCAAATTGGGGGTGTTCCATCTCATTTAGAATCTCCTTAAAGGCACTTCTGGCTCGTTTTACGACCTCTTGATTAGCCATTGGTAAGTTCCTCTATCTCGATATAAAGTCCGGGCTTATCGAGGTAAAATTTTTGAATTTCTTCACAAGCGACAAGAGCATCGTCCGTCCAAAAGCCCAAATCCGTCATTACATCTTTTAAGAGCTTCACCAAATTGTCCGTATCGGGTTTCGTTGTTTTCCAGCTCTTTACAGGGTGTGCCGTAGTCGCTAAATATATCCACGTCGTCGAAAGCCTTACGGGTCCTGTAAACGGGGCTTTGGGAGCGTAAGGGGCAAGGGCTGCCATAAACTTCTGGCGGGCGTCTTTTACGTTCTGAGGCTCGTACACGACAGGCTTACCGTTTACTACCATAATTTTCTTTTCCTGGTGAGTCGCCGACGGAATCATCATCGGCAAGAAAAACTTCAATTTCATTGCATACTCCTTTCTAGGGAAACGCCGAGGGCGCTTATTGTCCTGTCAGACGGACAAAGGGTGTTAAGGGAAACGGCAACGTCAAAGCCGTTTTCCAACCCTTTGTTCGTCCCATGACAATTGCGGACTTTTTATACGAGGGACATTTCTATATATATAGTTGAAATGTCCCGATTTTTGTCCCGATATTTATGCATATACGGCGTTTTTAGTGAATAATTATTCAATATCATTTCTCTCTACTTTACCGTTTTTCACGGCAAATTCTTCAGAGCTGTTAATATCTCTTCGAAGGGTTTTAGGACTGATATCAAGATACTCCGCCATGTCATCAATAGTGACCTCGCCAGAGATAAGGCACGCATTGTATGCCGACTCAAGATTCTGAATCCGAGACTGCCGTTGTTTCTGCCGAGTCCGTTGTCCTTTTTCGTTGAGCTTCATCTCGACGTCCAGCTTAATCGTCTCAAGCGTTCCTGTGTCATCGATACGGTGAACGGGATAGTCGAACCAAACATTTACAGGCCTGAACGAAGCGTACTCACGAAGCGTCCCTTCAATACGCCAAGCCGAACGAGAGGAACCGACTTGTTCAGCGTCAAGCTCAATCATATCGAGGAGGGCGTCGGCGTCACGGCCGAATACGCCTGACCCTGAGGCTCTGTCGATAGCTCGCTTACCGCCTTGAGCGCCTTTTGAGTGATGATGACAATAAATGACCGAGCAATTAAGCTCCGTTGCGATACGGTCGAATTGATTGCAAAAATGAGCCATTTGTTCGGCGCTGTTCTCATCACCTGTAATGACTTTATAAATCGGGTCTATGATAATCGCTGTGTACTCCTGTTTAACGGCTCGACGAATGAGTTTAGGAGCGAGCTTATCCATAGGTAGGGACTTTCCTCTAAGATTCCATATATCGATATTAGAAAGGCTGCGGGCTTCCCAACCAAGCTCCGTATATACGTCTTTAAATCGATGTAGGCAAGAGGCGGCGTCAAGCTCCAGATTCACATACAGGACTCGTCCCTGGGAGCAATCCCAATTCAGCCATTTACGCCCTTCGGCAATGGCGATAACAAGTTCTATAAGGGCAAAGGACTTACCCGCCTTAGACGGTCCTGCCAATAGCATTTTGTGACCCTTACGAAGTACGTTTTCTATAAGCGGCGGTGCCAACGGCGGCAGATTATTCCAGAAATCTCGAAGGCTTTCAGGCTCCGGCAGATTGTCGTTAATCGATTCGATCCACGTCTGCCACTCGGCGAAACTACTCTTGCCGATATTCGTATCAACGAGGAACTGCTTTTTATCCTTGCGGGTAACGCCGGGCATACGACTGAGGCGGCTCGGATTTCTGTTTTGAACGTCGATTTCAAGGCCATTCTTTCGGCAGATATTATAAAGATAATCGACCCGTTTACGGTACTCATCGTAATTGGCAGCGTCTACTTTAACGATGGCGTGAACGGATTTACCGCCGCTATAGACCATACACGTAACAGGAAGCTCCAGTTTACGGATGATTTCGTTTTGCTTGTCGATGGGCATACAGTCCGATTCGACTAAGGCGTATTTAAACTCCGTTACGTTCTCATTGCGAACGCCTCTCCCGTCTAAGGGATTAAAGCGTATCCAAGCCCCTACGTCGGGATTATAATCGCCCAGGACGGCCCCGATATCGCCGTCACACTCTGATAAGGCGTGAATAAGCTCCCCGGCTGTCCGCTTAAATTTCCCTTTAGACGGTAAGAACTTTCCGTCCTGTTCCCAGGACTCGGTAACATAGCCGACATAATCAGAGCTGTCGTAAAGAAGCTCTAAGTATGTAATTAAATCCTTAGCCGGATTCCAATCGTCACCCGGGTCTTCAATTTCTCGCCCTTCTACCCAGTTCTTGTCGATAATGACTTCTTCGTCGGCAATGATTTCATCGTCCCAGCCATACGCCCGATCGGGTAAATGCGGTGTAGCCGTCCAGCCGTTTTCTTTAGCCATGTTCACGATAATAGCTCCCGTAACGGGACTGCCGTTATGGTGGCCTGTGAACGTCGCCCATTTCTTAGCACATTCTCCGGCGTGATACCGAGTAATATCTTTGGCGCTCCAGGATTCCCAGTCGCTAATGTCATAGCCTTCTTCTTTAAGCCCCATTCCGACCTGTAGCCATTCCTGATAATCGCAAAAGGCAGGGTCGATGTAGTCCAATAAAGGTATTAAGTTGATTTTACGCATTGTTTTTTCATCTCCCTTATTGGCTATGCCGGGATATAGGTTTCAGGCGTTACGCCATTCGGAATTCGCCAGTTATTCATAGAAATTCGAGCAATCATAGAAGAGGCCTGGTCAAACGTCCATGTCCCGACGTGTTGGAAGCCACGAGACTCTAAGAAGCGTATTTGCTTCGGTCTTGACAGGCTCATATCCTGACGTTTCTTTAATCTGTCTAAAAGAAGTGAAGCCTTACCGGCATTTTCGATTTCATCGGCAAAAATACCGAACTTTTCAAGGGCTTGGATTTGCTTCACAGACGGCGGTGCCATTTCATAACCAAACGACGGTACATACCCCGATAAGTCTTCAGACTGAATGGACATTTCAAACTGTAGCGGATCCACAAGCTTACGTTTGCGTTTCTTCATTTCCTTAAGCTTTTCAGCTAAGGCTTGTTCCCGTTCAGCCACGACGTCTGATTCAGATTCTTTTTCAAGCTCTTCGATATCGATAGGTCCTGTCGCCTCTTCAAGTTTTTCCGTCATTTTCTTTGCGATGTCTTCATCTTTACTGATAAGATGTGCCGGTCGGCATAACTCGTGTCGTTCCGTATTCCATAAAAAATCAAGCAGCAGCACGTTTTCTTTTCCTTCATGTAATCGAGTACCACGACCTACCATTTGGCTGTATAAGGCTCGTGATTTAGTCGCTCGCAGAACGATAATGCAATCTACCGACGGACAATCCCAACCTTCAGTCAGAAGCATACTGTTACATAGAACGTCGTATTTTCCATCCTCAAAGTCTTTAAGGACTTCTGCCCTATCTTGGCTATTGCCGTTTACTTCGGCGGCTTTAAAGCCGTATTTACGAAGATATCGGCAGAATTTCTTACTCGTTTCTACAAGAGGTAAGAATACGACGGTCTTTCGATCCTTAGCGTATGTGACCATTTCTTCGGCAATCTTATCAAGATACGGCTCAAGAGCCGTTCCGAGTTCACCTACTTTGTAATCGCCTGCCGCCATGCCGACATGTGCAATGTCCAATTGCAGAGGGATGGTCTGTGCGACGATTTGAGCGAGGTATCCGGCCTTAATGGCTTGCGGAAGTTTGTATTCATACGCCAGGCTGTCGTATATTTGTCCGAGGTTTCGCATATCGCTTCTGTCAGGCGTTGCCGTAACGCCCAGGACTCTAGCGTTAGAGAAGTAGTTTAAAACGTTCTGGTAGCTATCTGAAATAGAATGATGAGCTTCATCGATGATGATCGTGTCATAGTAATCAGGAGAAAACTGAGACAGTCGTTTCTCGCGCATAAGCGTTTGAACACTGCCGACGGTAATTCGATACCAAGATTGAAGAGCCGTCTGCTCGGCTTTTTCCATGGCACATTTAAGGCCTGTAGCTTTAGCTATTTTATCGGCTGCTTGCTCCAAGAGTTCCCCACGATGTGCCAGGATTAAAACTCTATTGCCGACTCGTACTTGAGATTCGGCAATCTTAGCGAAGCAAATCGTCTTGCCGCAGTTGTGAGTAATGGTGAAATCGTCCAGTAAATACCGATTGTCCCCGTCAACGGTAAATCCAATGTAATCGCCTTCGCCTAAGGCTTCTACTGTAAACCCGGTGACAAGGACATTTTTCTTTTGCTTTCTAGGACTGGCAATCTTGTGGCGGACTTTCATAGGGATTTTATCGCAGTTCCCGCTAACGCTAACTCGATAATAAGTTCCTACGAAATCTCCACATCCTTTTTGACAAGGCGTAACGTAGGCGGCAAGCCCAACCGACCTACACATAAATGCCAAATCATCGGCGAGTTGTTGAGATTTAGAAATAAAGTCATATCCGTTATAAGTTAAATGCCCATCACTATCTAATAGCCCTGCAATAACCTGCAGTCTTACATCTATAGCCCCTGTTTTATATATATTAGGGACATATTTTGTACCGGAAGTTTTGTATCTTATCCCTAGCTCGGTTAGGTGCCGATTAAGCAGGGAATGCGCGTGTACTTTACGGCTATTAAGTATGTATGTTGTCGCTTTACCTGCAGGCTCCGTGCGGATTTTCAGCTTAAACCTTTCGGCTTGCTGTTGGATTACGGTTACCACTTCTTTATCCATTGTCGTAATACTGATAGACGAACCATTTAGATTCCCGTCTCCTAATAAAATCCCTAAAAAATAAGGGTCTATCGGGCAAGCCTCGTTAGAAGTAGGATAAAAATTAAGGGCATCAGCCCTTACCAACTTGTGAATATGTTTTTTCCACTTACTCCAAGTCAACCATTCCTTTACGGTGACATCGACGATTTCGCCACCGTGTTTTTGGCAAGGATACTGAGGCTGACTCGATTCGTTGGTTCTCTTTAATGTCAGCATATGATTTTCATCTACTATGAAAGGCTTTCCTTTTACAGGCTGAATTTTGTACATACGCCCCGTACCACGAATAATCTGAAGGATATGTCTCGGATTCCCGTCACTGCCTAGTAATAAGTCATCCGATTGAATTTCCTCTACTCTTTTAGTTTGTCCATCAGCCAACAGGACTTTTTCTCCGATGCCATGGCAACCGGTCGGCAAGACGAGTAATGTTTTGTTATGACCTATGTCCCACTCATGCAGGACGGCGTCGACCGCCGCCTGCTGATAGGGACGAAGCTCAATGCCCACGATTAAAAGGCTCCTTGAGTCCACTCTTTACCCGATTCTTCCTTGTCGTAGAACCGGTCGACGTTCGGGTAAGTCTTTCCGTTATATTCCCGAAGCTTAATCTTAAAGCGACCGGTCGCTCCGAGGACTTCATTCCAGCGGATCGTGAACTTGTCATCGCCCTTCTTCATGTGTCCGATGGCACGGGCAAATCCGGTGAGCTGCCATTGTGATTTACTGTGTAAGAAGAGGTTCTGCTTAATGCGACCTTTTTGGCCGTTCACGTTTACTTCATAAGTAATTTTGGCTTCATTGCAAGCGGGCATTTTTTCACTTCCTTCGAAGTAACCTCGTTCGAAGTTGGTAATCTTAAAGTCATAGTCTCCTGCAGATATGTCGACAAACTCGTTTTCCACTGCTTCAATTTCTTCGTCCCAACTAAATGCTCTTTCTTCTGCCATGATAAAATTCCTCCTTATTATTAAAACGGTACATTTTCGTCTCGGTTTGCTTCTACTGCCTGAGCCACAGTATCGAATGCGGCAATTAAGCAACCGTCTATAAATTCTTTCGGGTAGTCTTTAATTCTCATATCAGCCGGGAAGTACCCTTTACTTCCTACAACGTCTTGTATTTCAGCTTCTGTGATATTCCGTGCTTCCATAAGCTTCTTTAAGTCCTTCGGGATCCCGTCGTCTTCCTTAGCCTTCTTTTTAGGCTCGGGTTTTACAACGGTTTCTTCTTTAGGGATTTCCTCTTTCGGAGTGGCTTTCACTTCCTCTGCAGGCTTTTCTTCGACTTGCGATTTTCGAATATTTTGGGGTATACAATTTTCGATTTGAGCAAATTCGAAGGGCAAGCACTCTTTTAAGCCATGTCGGTTTTTGGCGTCCCAATTCGGATGATGACTCGTATACATCACACGTTGTCCGCCTGAGACACGGACCTTTTTACTGTGACTGTCTTTGCTATCGACTTTCAGAACTTCTTCTTTGTAGTTGGCAAAGAGGAGCATATCTGCCCACTCCTTGACCATATCGGAGATTTTCTGACTGGCTGCCTTATTAAGCTTTAACTCGTACCGATCGTACGGAGGTTGGTCAGGTCGTTCGAACTTACGAACCATAGCGTGTGCCGTAAGAACCACGTTCATGCCGCTTTCGATTAAATCCTGGAGCTTATTAAGCAGCCGTCCGAACTCTTCTTTCTCATACACATACCCTTTGCCGTATCCGATATCTTCAATGCCGCTTACCTGGTATTTCGAGCAAATGTGCTGTACACAAAGCTGCTCTGCCCAGTCGATAGTGTCGATGACTAAGGTTGTAAATCCTTGATGGTCTTTCGTAAGCGCTTGGATATATTCCATAAGTACCGCCCAGGACGTCGGACGTTCTAATCTCGCCACGTCCATATGAGCCGTACTGGCTTCTGTGTCGATAAACAGGGGCTTAGGGAATTGAGCTGCGAATGTACTCTTACCAATGCCTTCAGGCCCATATACAACGACTTTTTGATACCGTTCTTGCTTTCCTGTAATTATCTTCATGATTTCCTCCTAAAATGTTCCGGGCGTCCATGCCTTTGCTTCTACCGGCTGCGGTGTCGAGTCTTTAATGTAACCGTCTTCAATAATGATGCTGCAGCTGTCATCCGTTCCGACTCTCGTAGCAATAACTTGTAAGCCTTCGTGGGTGAGCCATTCGGAGAACTCTTTAAGTGTTTCCTGATCCATTTGTTCGAGCTTATCCATAAGGACAAAACCGCATTCGGGGTTAAGCTTGCGAATAATCGCCGTAGCTACCATAAGCTGTTCAGCTCCCGACATGCCGTCCCATTGCTGACCTTTATAAATGAGTTCGCCGTCTTTAACGCCAAGCTCCGGAAGCGGTAAATCTGCTTTATTAAGAAGTTCGTTCTTTGCTTCCTTGACGGCTTCAATCTCAGCTGTCAGCCCGTTATATTCAGCTGACAACTCTTCAGCTTCGGCCTGGGCTTTTTCTTTTTCCTGATTGGCACGAACTTTGCGATTAATATCGTCGACCTGAGCGATATTGGTCTCTAATTCTTCAGTGCTTTCATCAACAAGCTCGGCTACCGTCTTTTGAGCAGTCTCCATATCGGCTAACAGCGACTCTTGTTTAGCCTGGGCTTCTTCTAAAGAGGCTTTAAGCTGAGCAATCTGAAGGGTAATCGTTTCGTGTTCTTCCGTCATCTTAGCTAGCTGTTCACGCTTGCGTTGGTTCTCGCCGTTCTGGGCTAAGATTTCCTGCTGTTGCTTAATTAAGTCTGAGGCACTGACCGGCTCAGTCGGAGCGTCGGGATAATAATCAAGCTCATCGGCGTATGACTTCTTCTGCTTAGCAATACGGCCGATTTCAAGGCGTCGGTTATATCGCTGTGCTTCTTTGGCATCGAGTTCGGCCAATTCGTCACCAATCCCGATAATTTGCAGTAACGTATTGGCCTTGTCTTTTGAGTTCATACCCATAAACTTCGGTAAATCTAGTGCCAGTTTCTCGATAAAGCTGTCTAAGAGTTTTTGTCCAGCTTTCTCACCAGTCGGGTCAATAACCTTGAGGGAGCTTTTCGCTCCCTTTCGTTCGACGATAAGACCGTTGGAAAGTTCGATATGGATCTCAGGCGGGATTGTACTACTGTCTCTTGTCGCATTGGACGGCTTGAATTTATCGCCGCCTAAAGCCCAGGCTATAGCGTCTAATACAGAGGTTTTGCCTTGGCCGTTACGACCACCGATGACGGTAAGGCCGTTTTGAGCTAATTCCATTTGTACTGCTTTTACTCTCTTTACATTTTCGATGGCTAAGCTGTTAATTTTAACTGTCATGTGATATACTCCTTTTAATTGAAAATTTAATTTTTAGTTGTTTTGGCCGTCTTCTGTTGCTGCAGAGGGCGGCCATTTCCTATGCACTCATCGGGAATGCAGTAATCCCGATTCGGGCAACTCTCGCAATTCATGAAAAGCCTCCTTTAAAGAAGTGCTAGAAGGACGATTAAAAAGTAAATAGCCGTTAACGTAAGTGCTGCTTTTAACCCTTCCTTAACGTAATAGCCGATACTATGACTTCGAACTACACGAATCGGAGTATTTTGGATTTCGTAATATCTTTGGTTGATCCACTCAGGCGGATTTTGTAATGTGGCAGCCTTCATCATTACATCCCTCTCTTTCTAACGATTAATTCGAAGTGAAACGATATAAGAACGTTACCGGCACGCCGAATGTAATTTCTCCATGTATCCCCGAACGTTACGATAAGCACCGCTGTTTCTCTCTCTGATAGGCGCTTGCCGTCGATAATGCTGTGGCACGCAGCCAGTGTAGAATCGACGATTTCTTGAGGCCTGAAATGTCTTGCTACCTGGATACCTTCTACATCGGCAGTCGTGTAAATAACCGTCATCATGTGATTTATCATTTGGTCTGCATTCATTGTTACGCTCCTTTCCGTATCTCAATCCATACACACGCCAGCACAACAGCGATGACGATTACGCACGTTGCAATTTCAAGTTCAATCATTAGCGTTTCCTCCCGTCGCTTTACTATCGAGCCATGCTCGAATCTCCCATCCGGCAAAACGTATTTCTGATTTTTCGGTGAGCTTAATATGCGGGATTTCGCCCGTTTTTACCCACTTATAAACGTTCTGAATATCAGTGTGTAACAACCTTGCGATTTCTACTGCCGAGTACATAATGTCGGCGATAATTCGTTGTTCCATTTAAGGCTCCTTTCTTAATAATGCTCAACGTGGAACATTAGCTCCTCATGCGTTTTCTCCGAGTCGTCAAGTGTCAGCTTGTCGGCTCTTTTTCTGTGGACGAATTCCATAGCCTTAACGATGCATTGCCATTCGTACCAGGGAAGCTTTTCAGCTTCTCGTAAAATGATTTCCGCCGGACTCATTTCCTATTTCCCCTTTCTTTTTGTTAAGGTCCCATATTTAAATTGTTGTATCCGTGGTATGCTGTAAAAAATACCTTTAAGGAGTTGACCATATGAAACGTGACCTTGACTTTATTCGTGAACTGTTGTTATTCATTGAAGAATCGAATTCAACTAATATCCCGCCAAACGAATTTCTTCAATTAACCGATGATTTCGACAAAATTTGCTATCACCTTCACCTTCTTTATGAATCCGGTTATATAGAGGCTTATGACATCACTTGCATAGGGTATGAATACCCTCAATATCAAGTACAATGGCTAACAAACGAAGGTTGTGACTACTTAGACGCTGTTCGTTCTAATTCTGTTTGGGATAAGACTAAAGACTTCTTAACCTCAACAGGCTCTTCCGCAGCTCTAGATACGGTTAAAGCGATAGCCGGTAAAATTACAATGTCGCTTCTTGAATCTTCGCTTCTTCGATAATCAATCGATCGAGCATCTCTCCTACTCGGATATAACCATCAATCAAGACCTTAGGAGTTGATGCCCCCATCCTAGATATGTCTACTAATTGGTTGTTAATCTGCAAAAGCTTTGCCATCCGCTGTTTACTCAATTTGCGGGTGGCTTCTTTTTCGTTCATCCTCTTTCCTCCTTGTTTGCGGTTGTTGTTTACCATGGTAAACTTAATCTGTAAAAAAAATAGACGTGACTTTTTTGTCAAGAGCTTCGGCAATTTTGGTTAAAGTACTTGTGCGTACAACCCTTATAGAGCCATTCTCAAGGCCTATAATGAGACCTCGAGCAACATTAGCCCTAGTGGCTAATTCGCTTTGAGTTAACCCGTTCCGTTCCCTGATGTCCTTTAGCTTATTAGGGATTCCCATCAAATCACCTCCCTTCTGATTGCTTTGAGTTTACCATGTTAAACAAGTGTTGTCAACTATGATAAACATTTATCTTGCAATTTTGTTTATCATGTTGTACAATTCATCCCAAGAAAGGGTGAAAGGTATGGCAACTATTGGAGAAATCATTAAAAAATATCGCCAAGAGCACGGGATAAGTATGGAAGAGTTCGGAAAGCGCAGTGGTCTTAGCAAAGCTTATATTTCCCTATTAGAGCGTGGTAAAAGCACTCGCTCTAATAAGCCCATAGTCCCATCTATTGATACGTTAAGTGCAATCGCAAAAGCAATTGGAGAAGACTTAGATACTTTGGTTTACATGTTAGACCCCGACCAAGAGGTTCGATTAGGGGCTCCTGAGGAAGAAGGGCTAATGAAGCTATTCAGTAGTAGACTCTCCAACTTAATGAGTGAACGGAACATTAACCAAAGGGAAATAGCACAAGTCGTCGGCGTTAGCGAATCAACTGTAGGGAAATGGTTACTGTTAAAAGCTATCCCTAGAATGGGTGTAATTCAGAAGTTGGCCGATTATTTTAATGTTGGTAAAAGCTACTTTTTGGAAGACGAATCGGAACAAGGCTACTACACCGACCCAGAGGTAGCCGAATACGCCGAAGAGCTGAGGACGAATCCTAAGTACCGA